TGTTTGCGCTCTTACGACGGAATCGCAGTCAACCAAGTTTACGAGAAAGCATTTGATTAACTGATAACTTGGATATTATAACAAAAAAGTGGGTAGGTCAAATTACCACGCCATGCTTTTGACTTCGTAAAAACTTCCATCAACAAGGTATTTTATAGCTCTTGGTGGTGGACAATTCTTGTTCATGTAATCCGCTAATCCAGAAATGGTGCCATCTGTTTCTGATAAATTTATCTCACCTTTGCTCGCAATATACTCAAGTCTTTTTAATGCTCTTTCGCCAGCCTTACCAGGGTAGCCAACAGTTAAAAACATGGTTATCGGTTTTTCGTCTATTGTCCCATGGTAAAAATAAATCTTTAACAATTCACGGTTGCTAGATTTTGCTATATATCTTTCCCACCACCATTCATCAATTTCAGCTATTTTTTCTTTGTCTTCATTAGCGTTAAGTATGGCATCGTTTCGCAATTGGACAGGTTTGTTTTCTGAGTCTTCTAAAAATGGAAACTCCTTACCGCAACACTTGCAGGTTTTAGCAGCAGCAGAGCATATTTCCCCGCAATTGTCGCAAACTTTTGTTACTGGTTCGCCTTTTTCTCTATCTGTTGGAGCATGAGCAATCACGTCTATTTCATCAACAGGGCCGTGCTTTTCCACTAAACCCACGAAATCTAAAACCAGACAGTGGTCGGTGTGCTCTTTCTTTCGTAGTCCACGCCCCACTATTTGAACATATAGAGCTGTAGACATTGTTGGGCGAACTAGGGCAAGAAGGTCAATGTTTGGATTATCAAAGCCAGTTGTTAATACATTGGCATTGGTCAACGCTGTTATTTCGCCGCTTTTATGCTTCCTGATAATCTCGGCGCGTTCATGCTTTGGTGTTTTTCCCGTTATGGTTTCAGCCGTTATGCCGGACTCTCTTAATAAATCTCTAATCTTAAATGCATGATCTACACCAGTGCAGCTAAAAAGCCACGTTTTTCTATCTTCTGCGCGGTTTATGGTCTCTTTAACAACTCTCAGATTATAATCTTCTGTGTCAACAGCTTCCTGCAGATATTTTTCAACGTACTCACCTCCAGCTTTTTTCACGTCACTAACATCAATCTCAAGATCAGTATGTTTTGATCTTAGGTTTGCAAGGTGGCCATCAAAAATTAGTTCAGTGATGCTGGTTGGCTGAATTATTCCATCAAACAAACAGCCTTTACCGTATATGGGGCCGCTTCCCATTCTGTAAGGTGTTGCAGTGTAGCCAATAACTCTTAAATTAGGGTTGATTTCAGATAATTCATTGATTAGCTTTCTATACATTCCTTCATTTTTGTTATTTATTAGGTGACATTCATCTATAAGCATTAAATCAATGTGACCAAGTTGCTCAGACTTATTTCTAATAGATTGTATTCCTGCAAATGTTATCTGTTCTATTTGTTTTCTTCCAATTGATGCGCTATATATACCGGCGGGAGCGGTAGGCCAGAGCGCCATTAATTTTTCATAATTTTGTTCTATTAACTCTTTGACATGGGTAGCCATTAAAATTCTAACCGGCTCGCCATCATAACAAGCAGTAATAACATGCTTACATAGGTAAGATATCACAATGCTTTTACCAGACCCGGTTGGCATTTCTACACATAAATTACCGCTATTTGTAGAAATCCAATCTATAGTCATGTCATGAGCTTTTTGCTGATAATCTCTTAGTTTAAAGGTCATCCAGTCACCTTTGCATCAAAGTGGTTTCTTAAATCTTTTGTAAATTGGTCGTTCTTAGAACATGCTCCAGGGTTGGCTATTATCTCATGACTAGAAAACCCTCTTTTACCGTTTAACACTTTGTTGCCATCTATTATAAAAGTGTTGTGGTGTTCTATGTCGCTTGGAACTGTTTCCCATGGTGTTAAATCTTTATGGATCGAATGATAATCACAACCTTTATACTGGAAATCTACTGGTATAACGTCGTTATGCTTACTGCAAAAAAAAGTAGAATCTTTTTGTGGTTTTGAATGTTCACAAGTGCGGCAGTTTACCTCTTTTGTTAACCTTGTTTTATGACAAAATTCATGCATTGAACACATTTTACATTCAAACCACGATGAGCTTTCTGATATCTTTGGAGGTAAATCATCACTCATTGCTATAGATTTCATCTTATTAACGCCAAGTTGTGCGCTTTCAGTGTTTAACATTATTGTTTCTATATACAATTCATCGTTATCTTTACATATTGCGACATATAAACATCTATCGATTTTAGAACCTAACATATAGCTTTGAACCTGTCTGTAATGCATAGGTTTAGATTCTTTTACGCCTTCTTTTTTAAGCTTTGAAAAACTTTTAGTGTTGTGTGTTTTTACTTCCAGAATATAGCGGCTCATTACGTCACCAGGAACACCATACTTAATAATTCCATCCAAACTACCAGAAACATGAGAGCCAAAGTCAACTTTAAATTGCAAATGGCCTGCAAACTCAATCACTAGGCCAGCTCTTTTCAATAATTTTACAATCTTTCTTTCTTCATTATGGCCACGCTCGAAAAGCCTCAATACACGACCGCTAAATTTTTCAACGTAAGCCCATCTGAAATTAAGCCATAAATAGCGATCACAATGGTGCCCAACCTGTGATAAACCCATGTGTGGTCGAGGTGGCTCTTGTTTTTCCTCGTAAGAGCTCTCAATTCTTTCTATTATCTTTTGTTCTGATTCCATTGGATTTCACCCTTGTCTTTTTTTGATTTCAAAATAAACATCTTTACAGGCGCGAACATCGACTAAAGCATCGTGAGCGCCTTCCAGCTCTTTATCAAAAAAGTATTTATAACATTCTGAAAGGTTAGGGTTTTTTGGTTTGTCAAATCCAGCGGCCAGCATTTTTTCAGTTGGTGGAAGATTTAAGATTGGTAGAGACATTTCCATGGTATCTCTAAACACTACTATTTTTGGCTCAAGTTTTTTTGGGTGAAACCTGGAGTACATTATTCTCATAAAAAAGTTATCAAACTTTAAGTTGTGGCCAACATAACAGGCAGTAACACGGCTCAAACCACTAAAAATAGAAATAGCGTGTTGTGGTGTTATTCCGTAACGCTTGCACGTATCCACACTAATTCCATGAACCGCTAGAGCATAGGCGTCTATTTCGATGTCGCCGTTATTTATTAATAGATTAATAGATTGTATTTCCTTACCTTCATGATCGGTTAATATCCCAGCTAGTTGTAAAACGTAGGGCTGATCAGGATGATCTAACTTTTGGTTAAACTTTGGAAGCCCGCTTGTTTCTGTATCATAAAAAAAATACATTTTCTTGCTTTCCTTTTGTTGAAAGTTTAAAAGGGCGCATAATAGCGCCCATGGATAATTAAAAAGCTATATCGTCATCAAAATCGAAATTTTGAGGGGTTTCATCTTTTGCAGGTATTTCCCATGGTTTTGGATTTGATCCTGTAGCGCTTTCCTGCTTTTGTGGTGCAGGTGATTTTTCGGATGATTGCTCAGTCATCGAAGGGAAAGAAGAGCTGGAAGCTGCAGGAATCGCCCCCCCATTGCTTTTAAAGTTGTTGATGTCGTTCCCTTCACCATATTCATCGCTTTCTGTCTTTTTGACTTTTATTTTGCATGATTTGCCTATTAGCTGATCTGTATCTTCAAGCCTGATAACACCAATAGCCGTTAATAATTTCCTTAACTGCTTTAATCCTATTGTTTCAGCAATTTCATTATGGTTTCTAAAGTTAATATTTTGGAATATTTTGCGTCCTTCATGGCTAGGAGCTTCAATATTCCATTGTAATTTCAAATATTGACCTGTTCCTGCCTTGGTGTTTTTTATCTCTGCTTGTTCTATCGAACCCTGATACCATCCAGCAGGTACGGCGGTGTTATCAACTTCTGGCAAATCTTCTGTGAAGATATCTTGATCAAATCTCATAGCGTTTCTCTCTCTCTTACGATTAAGCTAGGTTTAGCGGGTTTTTCGGTTATAGCGTCCTTCAGTATTTCAGTTATTTTGCAGTCAGCGTTCCTCCAATTTTTTAATTCAACCTCAGCTTTCCATCTGAAAAGTGTGGAGAGGATATCAAATGGCAAACCGTTTTCCCTTGCTAACAGTTGCAATTTTTCTCCATCCACTTTCCTGTTCAGCCTCGTTCTGACAGAAAGTACATTGTTAGTTGTCTCTATAGTTTCAGTTCCTTCTTTTTTGTCGTCCACCTCCATTAATTCAAAAATTAGATTTTCTATATTTTCCCTTTCTTTTTTAATCCTTTTCTCTTCCTCTTTGATTTCTTTCCATTTCTCGCTAAGAGTATCGAGCTTGTTTTTGTTAAACATCTTGAACACCTTTTATTTTCTCAATTAATGCTCCAAGGTTCATCGGTTCCCAAGTTGATAGTTTCCCGCTCCTATCTTTAGCCATCCATAAGCCATCGCCGCTTGTCATAATGGCTCTTTTAATGTGGTTGTTTTCATCACGCTCAGACCTAAAAGCCAGACATTCATCAAAATAATAAGGTAGAGACTGAGAAGACCTGGAGCCAGGCATGGAGGGAGCATATAAAAGGCGTCCCATTTCGTCTTTTGTTTTGTCAAGCTTTGCTGTCATATAAACATGCTTGTTCGGTATGTCTCTAAAATTACGAACAATTTCAGATATTTGGTCGTTCATTTCACCATAGGCCATCCTTTTGTCTTTAGCTGTTTTCTTTTCAGTTGCTAGTAAAACCTCGCCAATCTCGCTTATCGAATCAATAGCAACAGATTGAAACTGTTTTGCTTCATCGCTTGAAATAAGCCATTCATAGCTTTCTAAAAGATCATTGACTGATTTTATTTCAATGTATGGAATTTGAGCATCACTAATGGATAACAATCCACCTTCAGCCGATAAAACAACGGGGCGGGGTAGAGTCTTGATTGCTGTGGTTTTGCCAGAACCCGACTCCCCATAAGCCAAAATATTGACTTTTTTTTGCGCGAGTTCTGCCGTATCTTTTAAAGATATTGCCATAATAAATCCTTATTAAATTGTGTGTTTTTTCCGCTTTCGTGACTAACAGTCTGTAAGCTTGATATTAAATATAGTAAAACCTTGCTAACAAGTCAACAAGGTATTATATTTTTATATAATGATTTCTAGGGGAGATTATAAAAGTGAAAAGTGATTATATTAACGACGATATTTTAAGGCATAAATTAAGGGATAAGCGAATAACTGAGGTAGCGAGGCTGTCTGATATCAACAAGCAATCTTTGTATAATTTTGCATCAGGCAGGACAGGTCTATCACTGCAAAGTAAGTGCAAATTAGTTAATTATTTTTTAACCACATAAAAAAAGGCCACACTGCAATGCGGCCAAGGATCGAACAGAAAAGGAGAGGATTACAGTGAGATTAGATATACCTATTATAGTTGAACAGTTGCCGGTTGAGAACAAGCAAAGTGTAAAGAGCGCACATGAACAGATAATGGATTGCTTTTATCAGAGTATATTAGAAAACCATCCACAATCNATCCATATTGACGACAAAATTCATAGATTTAACAGCGACCAAAGCGGCCATAAAAAAAATGGGTGGTACTGCTTTAAATACGTGGGNNATGTTGTTGTTGGTGCTTTTGGTTGCTGGAANAGAGACTATACACAGACTTTTAAAGAGTACACTGAGAAGAAAGCCACAGCGCAAGAAAGGGAGAGGATAGATAGAGAGTATAAAGAAATCATAAAAAGAAGAGAGCTAGAGAGAAAAAAGATACAAGAAGCTAAAACTCAATCAGCCATTGCGATATGGGAGAGCTGTATAGACGTAGAGAGCCATGAATATTTAGAAAGAAAAAAAATAAATGCGCATGGTTGTAGAGTCACTAACGGAGACAACAGATTAGTGGTTCCTATGATCGGGGAAGGCGGCCACATAGAAGGATTACAGTTCATTGATAAGAGCGGAGAAAAAAGGTTTCAAGGAAGCTTTAAGGGTAAATATTTTGTAGTGGGAAGCCCAAAAAAAGGAGGTGTTGCATATATAGCAGAAGGTTTTGCAACCGCGGCCAGCATATTTCAAGCGACCAATAGAGCTTGTTTTGTGGCTTTTAATAGCAGCGCTCTTTTTGATGTTGCCAACAGGTTTAAAGATGATTTTAAATTGGTCAATGTTGCAGACAACGATGAAGCAGGAAGGGCGGCAATAGATGCATTAAATTCTATTGGGGTTCGATCGGTTCTAGTGCCTATGAGCGGCATGGATGCAAACGACTTTGCAAATTCTGGTGGTGATCTTGTCTCTCTTTTAGAGCCAATGAAAGAAATTAATGCTATTAAACTTGGAAATTTCAACGAATTAAAGAAGACCATGAAGCCAATCAATTGGCTTGTTAAAAACTGGTTGCAAAAAAACGCGTTGATAATGGTTCACGGGCCTAGTGGAGCAGGTAAAAGTTATGCGGTTTTAGATTGGTGTATGAGGATAGCCACACCGGGTTTTGAGGATTGGGCGGGGAATAAAGTTAAAAACGGTACAGTGGTCTATTTGGCTGGTGAAGGCAACCAAGGGTTAATTATAAGAGCTTGCGCCTGGGAGCAAAAGCACAAACACACCAACGTTGACACTGATTTATGGATAAGTGGAAAAGGGTGCTCGTTGAACAAGGCGCACGGCTATAAAGATGTTGTTGAGAGCATAGATTGTCTTGAAGTAGAGCCGGATTTGATTGTTGTAGATACGCTCCATCGCTTCCTAGATGGTGACGAGAACAGTGCACAAGACGCTGGCGGGATGATAAAGAACTGCGACGCATTGAAAGAAAGGTATGGTTGCAGCGTCATATTAGTACACCATACGGGAGCCTCAAGTGATGCGCAGAACAGAGCCAGGGGATCGACAGCTTGGCGTGGTGCGCTGGATGGTGAGATAAGCTTAAAAGGAAAGGACGGACGTATAGAGCTGACACAATGCAAGAATAAAGAGCTTGGAAAGCCGGTGGAGGGTGTTGTGATGGAGTTTGAGTCTGTAGATATACCTGGGTTGTATGATGAAGATAACGAGCAGGTTAGCAGCTCAATACTGGTTACGACCGACGAAAAACCATCCAAGGATAAACCAAAAGACAACAAGAAACTGTCTGAATATAAATCAACTTTAATTGATATGTGCGCCGATCTTCTAAAAGGTAATCAAGATGGTGATTATACATTACCCAATGCGGCTATTCAAAATTGGTTAGTTGATAACGGTTACAGCGCAACAATTAACAGCGCTCGAAACATGACGGTTAAAAGGGGTGCAAAAATGTTTGCTGCTTTGTCTGCGTCCGGGTTGGTTGCCAGCAAAAAGCCAAAGAGTTGGACAGTTATCGATGATGAATTAATAACCAGAATATCATTAATTATTTAGCCATATAGACCAATAATTAGTCTTTTAATGGTCATCAAAATCACCAAAATTGATTGGTGATAAAAGTGGTGATTTTGTTTAAATTTTGCACGTTATCACCAGCCATTTGGTCAGGTTTGGTGATAAATATTTTTTTGGTGATTTTGGTGATGTCGGTGATTTTCATTTTGTTTGATTATTGCTCAAAATAACCAAAAAATAGTTTATATTTTAATCTTTATCACCAGTCGTTTGGTCAGGTTTGGTGATCTTGGTGATAAATTTGGTGATCCTAGTGATTTTGACCATATTTTAAACTTTATCACCAATATCACCACCACTCTTTAGAGTGGTGATGGTGATGATAAATATGGTGATGTTTTGGTTATTGATGATGGTTATAAAGAATAAAAAATGACCATTAAATTTTCTCTTTAATTTATGCTTGGCTTTTTTGTAACGGATTAATAATTAATCACAATATTAAACTTTTTCGAGCCACTTGTTTTAACCACGCGGTCAATATAATATGGGTTTTATCAGCTTAATTTGTCGGTTAGATGGTGGTGTTATGGAATCACAATACATCAGAAATTTTGCAGAGCATGAGAACGAGAGTTTTATAAAAAGTGAGCAGAGGGCGAAAATTGCGCAAGAGGTTGAGGCGTTTTTGGCGAATGGTGGTGAGATTAAAAAAGAACCGATTTATGTTAGATTGCCAGATTCTAAAATCTCAACGCAACAGCTCAAAGACGGGGACAACGGCTCAGAAGCTCGAAGGCGTGAAGCACTCAGAATGCATCGCTCAGGATTTAACGAGAGCAGCATAGCGGCGAAGTTGGGCTTAAGCGTAGGCACGGTTCAAAAATATTTAAACGGAGGTGTACGTGCCATCTGGTAACGTTACTAAGGTAGACTTAACACGAGTGCTTAGCGAGAGCGCTTTGATTTTTAGTCGAGCAGACACGAAGCTGGAAGACGTGGCGTATGCG